CCTGTTGCTAAAGTTTTGTTACCATTCTTTTCTTCTTTATCTTGATAACATTTATTAGGTGGTGCTTCACTTTCTAATGTTGTTTTTAAAGTAGATATTAAATCAGGTATATTTGGTTTTGCCATATCATCTGGTTTATAAAAACAAATATCACCAGAAGATTTATCAACAACAAGAAAACCACCTTCCTTAGTACCCATAGCAGTTTCATATCCTGATAACTGGGCATGATAACCAAAGGGGTCGTCATTAACTATCTCACCTGATGCAAACTTTTTAAAACTAAATGGTGATGCTGACTTAACATCACATACTTCTCCATCTATCTTACTATCTATATGTCCAGTAATACCATCTATCTCAACTTTCTTTTGTTGGTCTTCAATCTTATGACCAGACAATTCTGCAAGATATAAAATAAGATGTTCAATAATATGTCCATATAAAAACTTTAATGTCATATCAGAGTTATCTTCTTTAGATTCTTTAGGACTATTCTTATCATACCAAAGTTGTCTAGGTGGTTTACCTAACACAGACATTCTTAATTTACCTTCATACTTTTCTTTGACTGAAGGTTTGTTCCATGATAGTAAAGCTTCTTTAATACTATCTAAGAATCTATTTAGATTCTCTTCTGTAATAGGTGCAGGTTTACCATTTGATACATCTGTAATTAATTTTTTAATATCTGGTACTAAAGTACTAATGTGTTTCTGACCAGTTGTTTCCGATTTTATATTCGCCATTTAATGGACACCTCACTTTCAATTTATTTCCTGCATCTATAATTGCTTGTACTGCAATCTTTCCAAACTCTTCTGCCTGTGATTCTTCAACTTCATATTGAAATTCATCATGTACATTTACAACTGGAAATGCTTTGATTCGTTTATTATTAACATATTCTTCTAGCAATGTCAACGCATACTTCATAACTATTGCACCTGCTCCCTGCAATAATGTATTCAATGCAGCATGTGGATGTCTAATAATTATTTTTCTTCCGTCAAGTCCTTTGACCCATCTTCGTTGAGCCACTCTATCCACTTTTTCTCGTAAGCTTCTAAGACTTGGTGTTGCTCTAAGAAATTTTTCTTTAACTCTTTCTCCATCTCTTTCCGTACCTCCAATGATACTTCCGATTTTTTTTGAACCTGCTCCATAGATAAATGCGTAGATAAAAGTCTTCGCCTTATCTCTTGATTCCAAACCAGCAGCATTTTGATTTGCTGTGTGTATATCTCCATTAACGACTTCATTTATATATTCCTCATCATTCATGTAGTGTGCTAACATTCTTAACTCAAGTCCAGATGCATCAACACCTACTAGTTTAAATTGTTTTCTTGGTATCCATAATGCCCTACATTCTTTACCATAAGGAGAGTACACAGCAGGTATCTGAGCCATGTTGGGCGACTGGTGACTCATTCTACCTGTGACTGTACCATTAGTAATCACTTTTCCATGTACTCTCCCATCTTCTCTAATCGCTTCAATCCAAGAACTGACTTGAGCAATCCTTTTCTGTAGCAAGAGAAACTTGTTTATTAATGCAGCCTCTGGAATATTTTTAATTTCAGATAAAACTTTTTCATCTACAATCACATGTCCTTTATCTGTTTTCTTTTTTGGTTTCCAACCTAGCTTCATTAATCGTTCACCTATTTGTTGTCGTGAACCTAAATTAAATTCTTTGTATTTTACTTTTGTAAACGGAACTCCTTTAACATAACCTCTAGCTTTATTGTTTGCTTTAGGTATAAATGTTTCTTCTATCTTTTCTGGTGGAAAAGATTTTCTAACTTCAGAAGTTAATTCATTCATGTCTTCTTGAAACTTAGCTTGTAATCCATATGCATTAACAACATCAATAAGAAATCCATTGTCATGTTGTTTCTGAATTATCTCAGCTACCTTATGTTCTAATTCAATTGACTCACCAAAGTCAGTCATCTTTCTCATTAAAAATTTATAAAGCTTTTCTGTTAATGCAACATCATTACGACAATACTTTAACATGTCATCACTAAGATAATCAAACTGTTCAAACTCTATTTTATTTTGACCTAGCTTTGTTCCCCAATTTTTTAATGAGTGTCCACCATCTAATATTGGATTAAGTAATCTTGATAATACTAATGTATCTGTAAGTTTACAATTCTTAAATATGTCTGCACCTAAAAACTTTTTAACTACTGGTACATCAAACCCAATAATATTATGTCCAATAAATTCTTTAGTTTGTTTTGCAAACTCTTCAAATCTATTTAAGTTTTTACCTTCTACAAATTGATAGTAAGTTTTATCATGCTTACAAACAATGCACCAAATTTTATCTGCAGTCATTGTTGTTTCAATATCAAACACTACTTTATTAAAGGTCATCTACTTTAACCTCTTTCAATCTACCAGTATCAACATCATATCTTAAATCACAACAAGGTCCTGTGAGCCCAGAAAATCTATTCTTTAATACTCTAACTCTTGTTGTATTTCTAATCTCTGGGTCATCATTCTGTGCATCTCTTTCTAATCCAATAACCATATCACTTAGTTGACCTATACTTGCTGAACCTCTAAGCTGTGATAAAGATGTTGCTGCACCTTCCTCATGTCCTTTACCGTCTGGTCTTCGTAAGTGTGATACAACTATCATTGATACTCCAGTCTCTTGAACTAGTGTTCTTAACCTAGTCATAATCTCATCTAATGCTCTTCGTTCATCACCATGAGATTGGTCTGATACAATAATACTAACATGGTCTATCACTACATACTTACAATCTAAACCTTTAGCTAAGTATCTTACTCTTGAAACTATATTGTCAATAGAGTTAGAACCAAAATGGTCAAACATATAAACTCTACCAGTACCTACCGTTGCATCAAAGTAAGTTTTTAATTCCTCTTTACTTACATGGACATCAGGTAAATGTAATCTTTGATTAGCTTCAATACTCATCAAACCTTTAGAAGTAATGACTGGTGTTTCTTCTAACATAAGTAAACCAATATTATCTTCAGTAGATTTTAACATATGATATACTACTTCTCTCATTACTTGTGTCTTACCTAAACCTGAACCTGCTGTAAATGTAACTAACTCTGCAGGTCTAATACCATATGTTATTTTATTCATACCCTCAAATGGATACTGAACAAATGCTCTTGTTGTTGGTTTAGCTATCTCTTCAAATAAAACATTTGCATTTATAATACCATCAGGTGCATATAACTTAGCATCCCAAAAAGCTTTAGTATAAATTTGAATTTTATTTTTAGTTAAACAATCAGATGCATCTTTATATTCTTGAGGTAAATACATAATCTTACATTTACCTGGACTAAATAATTCTGCAACTTTTAGTGCACCTTCTTGACCATGTTTATCATTATCAAAATTAATAATAACATTATCAAATTGTTCTAGATAATCTAAACTATTTTTAACATCCTTAACTGCTGAAGTAATTCCATTCTTAATACTAACAACAGGTGTGTCATACTTATCAGTCTTAAACATTTGATAAGCTGATAAACAATCTAACTCACCTTCAGTTACTATAATGTATTTACCTTTTGTGAAAAGATGTTCACCAAACAATCCAGAATTTTTTGTATTACCTTGTATACTAAATTCTTTTAGCTTAGTGTATCTAGTTTTTGTGGCTATCTTTGCACCTTGCTTGTCATGATAAGGGTAGTAATGATGTGTTATACTACCAACAGAATCCATCTTAACTGTAACACCATATCGTTTACAGGTATCTTCTTTTAAATTTCTGTCAATGATTTCTGCAAAGTTAGATTCTTTTAGAAAGTCTTTTACTTGATATTCATTTACTCTATTTGTTGTTTCATGATTTGTTTCCATATTGTATTCCCTAATGTACTGCTGACATGAGAAACAATAAGCTGACCCATCTTTGTTTAATGATACTGCATCGCTACTTGCACAAAGTGGACATGGTAAATGATATTTAACAAATCCGTTCTTGTCTATGTTTTCCATTGTCGCCCTTTAAAATTTTAGTTATTTGTGAGAGAGCCAGATGGAGGTATCCGACTCTCTCGTAGGAGTTAAGTATAATGACAACTATGAACATTATATCTTGTGGTTTTTTAGACTATTTAAAAATCACTATTAATAGATTCACCGTTAGAAGATGTACCTTCAACTGTGAAATCCTCATTAGGAGTGTACTCAACTAAGTCTAAAACTTGTACTGCTTGTAAGTCTAAACCTTTACCAGTCTTACCTTTGTAATTCCAGTCATAAGATTTATACATTACTTTTACTTTACTGCCGTTACCGACTATCTTATCTAACGGTTTCTTTTCTGCATCAACTAATTGAGGCTGTTGATTTTTATCACCGTTAGCCTTAGATACTTTTCTTTTAAACTTAATGATGTTCTTAATTGTCTCATCATTAATTGTTGTTTCACCAACTGAGAAACCTTGCTTTTGAAATTCAGATGCTGTTGCATCATCAACTGCTAAGTCTATTCTCCACATTGGTTCAAACTTTTCATTGGGTCTAGTTATAGATGCCCAATAAGCTGTTCCTTCTACTATTGCCATAATATATTTCCTTTT